AGAACTTTTAAAGGTTGTAGCCCAACTAAATAAGAAGATGGGTGAAAATACCGTAGTACTTGCTAGTACCGCTCAGTCAGTACAGAGGATTACTACAGGGTCTTTGACTCTTGATGTAATCCTTGGTGGTGGTTGGCCAATAAATCAATGGACTGAGATTATTGGGGAAGCCTCACATGGAAAGACTGCTATTGCTCTAAAGACCGTGGCAGCTAACCAAGCACTTGATCCTAACTTTGTAACCGTATGGGTTGCCGCAGAGCCTTTTGACGTTGAATACGCTAAAGCATGTGGTATTGATACAGATAGGGTTTTGCTTGTTGAAACCAACATTATGGAGGAAGCGTATGAGGCTGCTATTTCTTTTTGCGAATCTAAATCTATTGACCTTTTGGTTATCGATTCGTTACCTGCCCTAGTGCCTAGTAGCGAAGACGAGAAGCATATGGATGAAGCTACGGTAGGCCGTGGCGCTCTAATGACCAACAAGTTCTTCCGTAAGGTCGGCAAGGCTACCAAGCGTGCACTTAATGGTGAAGAGCGTGGAGTAACCTGCCTAATCATCAATCAGTTCCGTATGAAGATCGGCGTAATGCACGGTGACCCACGTACTACTCCAGGAGGTCTAGGTAAAGACTACGCCATGGCTATTCGCTGTGAAGTACGTCGTGATGACTGGTTAGAGGTAGGTACTGGCGAAGCTAAGCGTCGTCTAGGACAGACCATTAAGGTTCGTACTATTAAGAATAAGACATTTCCGCCCCAGCAGACTGCTCACCTAGACTTTTGGTTTGCAAATGGTGGCCCTATCTCTGCAGGTCAGTATGACACTGGCAAAGAGATAGTTGCACTTTCAATTATTAATGGGATTGTAGAACGCCGTGGTGGTTGGTTCTACTACGATGGTCGTAAGTGGCAGGGTGCTCAGTCCCTACTAGAATCTATTCGGGAAGAGATTGAACTTAGGGAAGAACTAACTAAAGCAGTTATGGACACCCTAAAAGCCTCTCCACTTATCAAGATAGAAGAGGAAGAATAATGAGTATAGATGGTTTCGTAAAGACCCTTAACGATGAAGTATCTGTCCTAAGCATAGCTACGGCGCGTATTCGTGCGCTTCATAGGGAAATGACCCACATCTACGGCAAGGTTGCATGTACCGAATGCGGTCAAGCTTGGCCATGCAACACTACTAAAGCATTAAATGGTGACCCAGAGTGAAGTGGTCTGAAGTAGACAATAGTCTTGAGTATGCACTAGAGGCTGAACGTATGCATGAACTACACAAACCAATTCCACATCCCTACCAAGACGACGTTCAGCTTTGCTCTCATTGTGGGAACGAAGTAGACGGTTCTTGGACCTACCCTTGTCCAACTATCAAAACGCTAGACGGTGAGAAGAAATGAAAGTAGCTTTAGTCGTGGTACTGCTGTGGTACTGGGTAGCAAATAGGTATTGGAAGCGTTAATGAAGAGCGAAGGACAAAAGCAATCCCTAAAGCATGAAAAGCGTTTAGAGAAAGCTCTAGGAGGCCAGCGCTCTGCTGCTTCAGGAGCCTTTTGGTCTCGTAAAGGAGACGTAAGGGCAGACGAACTATTGATAGAGCATAAGTGGACAGGCAAGAAGTCATTCTCTTTGAAGTCTGACGTTTTGCGTAAGATCACTTTAGAAGCTATCCTTGAAGGGCGAACTCCTGTACTAGGAGTACATTTAGACGGGGAAAACTACGTATTACTTCTTGAGGATGATTTCATCGAACTTAGAGATAAAGTACGGAGCGAACCCGAATGTCAATGCACGAAGACGATTCCCCCTGGGCCTGGAGATACAGCGCCAAGTGCAGAGGAGTAGATACTGAAATCTTTTTCCCGCCAAGGGATAAAGAAAAGTATGCAAACATTGCTGATAGAGCAAAAGCAGTGTGTAACGGTAAGGATGGATTACCTCCATGCCCCGTTAAGAAAGAATGTCTGATATATGCAATAGAATCAGACGAACAGCACGGAATTTGGGGTGGGTTGTCCCATCGTGAAAGAAATGCTATGGTACGTAAATATACAAAAGCCGATAAATCCTTGGAAGAATGGTTGGAATAAAATGTCACCTAAGCCACAAACGATTAACAATAAAGACTTGAAAGCATTCCTTGCAGCTAATAAGCGTGTAACACGCCTAACTGGCCAGCTAGAGCGTTACTTACTAGCTAGGGAGCCTGAACCAAGGCGTCAGGATATTTTGCATCCAAGTGATTTAATTAAACCGGAGTGGTGCGCACTGCATGCTTATCATGCTTTGCAAGGTAACTATGTATCTACCTCAGATAAGCCAACCTTGCGCCTTCAGTCCATCTTTGATGAGGGCCACACTATCCACCATAAGTGGCAGTCCTGGATCAAGGGCATGGGCAATCTTTATGGCGTATGGGAATGCGTTTACTGCAACGAGACTTTTTACGCTACCTCGCCAGAGGCTTGCACTTCTTGTGGAGAAAACAGCCTGTCCTATAACGAAGTTCCCCTAGTATCTGACAAGTACAAGATTGCTGGGCACTCTGACGGTTGGGTCAAGGGACTAGGTGAAGACTACCTAATTGAAATCAAGTCTATTGGCGCAGGAACCCTACGCTTTGAAGCCCCAAGCTTGCTAGCATCTGCTGGTGGGGATCTAGAGACCGCTTGGAAGGCTATTCGCCAGCCATTTAGGACGCATATACTTCAGGGCCAGATGTACTTGCATCTTTGTCATTTGCAGGAGCAAGAGGGTTTAATTAAATCTGCGCCAAAGTCCATTGTCTTTATCTATGAACTAAAGTCTAACCAAGACTACAAAGAGTTCGAAGTCATGTACGATCCAGAATACATAAACGATATTTTTGAAAATGCAATGGATGTAGCTTGGGCAGTTGACAACAATGTACCTCCTGCCTGTAGTATTAACCCAGTAAAGGGATGCTCACGTTGCGCATCATTTAGGGAGGATAGTTAATGGAGCATCATGAAGAAACTTGGTGGGACATTTTTACGGATGTTAATCACATCATGGCTGAATTGGGTTGGACTCTTGTCCAAGATGTAATCATCATCGGCTTGCTATACAATGTCGTGTTCAAACGCATTATCGTACCAAAGCTTAAGCACCAATTACATCAAGAGATAGACAAAGAGCATGGCATTAGCCATGAGGAGGAGAGTAACTAATGGGACAAAGCACACAGGCAATGAAGATCTTCGAAGAAAATGGGTTTTACTTTCCAAACAAGCCCGCGTACGAAATTCCAAACCTACCTAGGGACATTACAGATCTAGGTGATGAAGCTCTTATGGAGCTATTTGTATGTCTAACTAGTTGGAGTGACTATCTGTCTTCACAGTTTGCCATAGCCGCTATTGATGAGCGTGAGGCCGGACGTACTGTATCGGTTCTAGAAGCCAAAGCAATGATTGCAAACTGGAAGGGCGGTAGTGGAGATAGAGTAGCTATTGCAAAAGCTAACATTGCTCTTGATCCAGGAGTAGCTACTGCTAACGAAGACCTAGAAGCAAAGCATGCGTACCGCAAGCTAATTGAAACTCTTGTACAAAATGTAGATAGAGACTCAGCACTAGTATCTCGCGAGCTAACTCGTCGTACTTCAGACAGCGGTGTAAAGTCTCGTGCACGGAGGTACGCGTCATAATGTCTCCACTAAAGAAAGATGCTTGGGGAATTTTAAAAACTTATTACCCAAAGACAAGCAACGCCCTTAATCGCTTAGGTCAACTAATAAAGTTAGTAAACCCCGAGGTAGAAGAAACTACTCAGCTTCAAGATTCAATTATTAAACTATCTGAGTCAGAGGCTTTTTTAAAAAATATAACTAACGTTGTACAAGACTACGTAGACCCCGAGGAAGCTGGAGAAGACCTGTCAGAAATTGTAAAGACTATAGCTTCTTCAATACTTAGCGAAGTAGCTGCGTCTAAAGAGCTTGTTCAAGCTTTAGATGCAATTTTACTTGCTATCAGGGATATACCACAAGACATTATGGAAGCTTTCTATGGGTTAGAGTACAACTCTAACTTCCCACATAAAGAACCTCAATGGACCCCAGATCCTCATAAGAACCCGTACTCCATCCCTAAAACTACTTCCTTTGGTACTTCTTCTCATGTTTCTTACACAGTAACTCATACAAATAAAACTAAGTATGTAGGTAATACCCAACCTCCAAAGAAAGTGCCTTCCAAGAAGCCTAGTAATGACAAGGATGTTTATTAATGATTATTGGAGTATCAGGCTACGCACAGTCAGGTAAAGATGAGATAGCTAAACTTGCTGCTGAGTATGGATTTGAGCGTGCAGCTTTTGCAGATACTTTGCGCGAAGCAGTACTGGCTCTAAATCCTATGATTGGCGTAGGAGTTCGGGCTAAAGATCTTGTAATGCTAATGGGTTGGGAAAAAGCTAAGCGTATGAGCGCAGAGTTACGTATGCTTTTACAGCGCATGGGTACCGAAGCTGGTCGTGAAATTTTTGGGGAAAACATTTGGGTAGATAGGGCTCTAGGGGGGCTAGATCCTGCTAAGAATTACATCATTACCGATGTACGTTACAAGAATGAAGCAGATGCTATTCGTGACTTAGGTGGTCAAATCTGGCGCGTAAAGCGTCCAGGCACCGGCCCAGTCAACAAGCACAAGTCTGAGGTAGACCTAGATGATTACCTCTTTGATTTTACAATTAAAAATGATGGTGACCTTGAAAATCTCAAGCACCTAGTAGACAAGATGATGTTGGTAGTAGCATGAGTGAAACAGAATCACGGCAAGAAATACTAGCCAAGATGATACGAGAAGCTGAAGAGGCTGGATTGTATGAAGCCGAGGCTGAGTTGTACGGTATTCGGACTATTGAAGTTGGTGAAGTGAACTGGAACGCAACTGCTATTCAGTACATGAAGCTAAACAAGCAGAGGGCAGAAGCCATCAAGCGTGTGCGCGATATACATAAGCCAGTTGAGTACCACGGGCAAGTGTTTTGTGCCGTATGCAGTTACGATGGAATACCAGAAAGCCTTGCGTACCCATGCCCAACAATCAAAGCATTAGACGGTGAGCAGGATGAGTCTTAAAGTTTTTGGGATACCAAACCTCAAAGGCCCAGTATGGGTTGGGGTTGATCAGTCATACTCAGGGTTTGCCATTACTGCTATAGACAAAGATGGAAACTACTACACGGAGGTAAAAAAGATTGAAGGAGATGGCGTTGAGCGTTTGCATAAATCTCGTGCATTTCTACTTGGGTTTCTTAATAGGTACATGGTTGATGCGATCGCTATTGAAGGGTACGCGTTTGGGAGCCAAATGGCAAACATGGCAGGAGAACTCGGAGGAATGATTAGGCTAGCTCTGTTTGATACCTATAGATTTGATAATCAAGCAGCAGCTCTTCCTTTAGTAGTGCCTCCAACAAGCCTAAAGAAGTACATAGCAGGTAAAGGCACAGGTATTAAGAAGAATCAAATTTTACTAGCTGTGTACAAAAAGTGGAACGTAGAGTTCAATGATGATAATGCTGCAGATT